ACCGGCCAATGGTCGAAGAGAACCAAGGCTGGGCGGCGTTCATCACTACTCCCCGAGGACGCAATCATGCGCTCGCCATGTTTCGCCACGCGGAGCAATCGCCAGACTGGTTCGCCGAACTTCTCACCGCCGAGGATACCGGCGCCCTCACGCAAGCTGCTCTCGCTGCGGCGCTGAAGGAGTACACGGCGCTCTACGGCATGGACGTCGGCACGGCGCAGTACAAGCAGGAATACTTCTGCGACTGGCAAGCGGCGATCTTGGGCGCCTACTTCGCGTTCGAGATGGCACAAGTTCGCAGCGAAGGCCGCGTCATCGCGGTTGAGGCCGACCCCGATCGGCCGGTACATCGAGCGTGGGACTTGGGCGTGCGCGACGACACCTCGATCTGGTGGTGGCAGGTGCAGGGAGCGCAGCCGATCATCCTCGACCACTACGCGGCCAGCGGCGCCGGTGTCGATCACTTCGCCGGTGAGATCGAGAAGCGCCGCGACATTCACGGCTGGAAGGACGGCACCGACTGGGTGCCGCACGACGCCAAGGTGAAGGAGTTTGGCACCGGCAAGACGCGGGTCGAAAGCATGCAAGCGCTGGGGCTGCACCCGATGCTGGTGCCGTGGGCGACGTTCGCCGACGGCATCGAGGCGGCGCGGCGCACGCTGCCGCTGTGCGTGTTTCACCCGCGCACCGAGGAGACCGGCATCGCCGCGCTGGAGCAGTACCGGCGCGAGTGGCACGACGAGAAGAAGGCGTTCAGGGCGACCGACGTTCACGACTGGACGGCGCATCCGGCCGCATCGTTCCGCTACCTGTCGCTGGCGTGGCGTCAGGCCGATCGGCGCGAGGTGGTGGTGCCGAAGCAGGAAGGCTGGACCATACCGCCGCCACCGGACGATCGCAGGGGGATGAGGCTGTGAGGAAGCTGCGTGGCATCGCGATGTGGCTGGTGGTGCATGTCCCTTTAGGCCCATTGACGCCGCACCTGCTGGCGTTTGCTCTGGGCGCGAGATCGTATCGCAGGGTTGATGGAGAGCGGTGATGGCGATTAAGACGGCGCTGACGTTCGAGGAGAAGGTGACGGCTGCGTACCTGCATCACGCGCAGGGCGTCGATCAGCATGTGATCGCGATGGCGATGGGCGTCAACATGGGTCGCGTCAACGAGGCCTGTGTCGCCGTCCGTAAGGCGCTGACGCCGAACAGTGCGCCCGGCAATGTCACTCAACTAAAAGAGAAGCGGGCATGACACTGGCTGAGGCCCTCGTGAAGCAGCAGCCGCACCTCGCCGGTGATCCGCTGATCGCGCTGCTGGAGGCGAACCCGGAGCAGACCGAGTTGCTGCTGCCGGTGCTGGTGCTGTCCACGCTCCAGTACAACGAACTCAAGCGCATGGTGCCGAAGAGCGCCAAGCAGATCGATCGCGTGGCGCGTCAGGTCACCAAGCACAAGCTGGGGGATTACGATGGCCGAAGCTGAAGAGCCAAAGGGCGCCGCCGCTGACGACATCAGGCACGACGACCTAGAATATAATCCCAAGCACGAGCCTGAGAAGGCTAAGGCGTGGCTCAACCTGCTGTCAGAGAGCGAGAAGGCCTTCGAGAAGTGGAACGACCACTGCGACAAGATCGACAAGCAGTATGCCAACCTCGAGCGGCTGTCCGGCATGGCGCGGGACAAAGAGTTCCAGATGTTCTGGGCCAACTGCGAGGTGATCAAGCCCAGCATCTACGCCAAGCCGCCGGTGCCGGTGGTGGTGCCGAAGTTTAAGGACCGTCGCCCGGTTTACCAAGCCGCCAGCGAACTGATGGAGCGCTGCGCGGTGGTGGCGTTCGACCTAGCGCATATTGATGAGTTGATGAAGCTGATCCGCGACGATCTCGCGCTGATCGACCGTGGCGTGGCGTGGTGCCGCTACGAGAGCGGCAAGGACAGCGGCGCGTACTACGACAGCGAGCGTGTCTGCATCGACTTCAAGAACCGGCGTGACTTCCTGCACTCGATCTCGCGCAACTGGAACGAGGTGACATGGGTTGCCGCCGCCAGCTATCTGACGCGAGGCGAGGCCCGCAAGCGGTTCTATAAAACGTCAAAAGACGAGTACCAGAAGGCCGAGTACAAGGCCGACAAGGATGGCAAGGAAGTCGGTGGCGCCGACAAGCGCGAGCGGGCGAAGTTCTGGGAGGTCTGGAGCAAGACTGAGCGTCGCGTGGTCTGGGTGGCCGAGGGCTGCGAACTGATACTGGACGAGGACGATCCGCACCTCGAACTGGAAGGGTTTTTCCCCTGCCCAAAACCGGCTTACGGCACGGTGCAGCGCGGCTCGCTGGTGCCGGTGCCTGACGTCCTTCAGTACAAGGACCAGCTTGACGAACTCAATCTGCTCACTGGCCGCATCCACGCACTGAGTGATGCGCTGGAGGCGAAGGGTTTCTACCCGGCCGGTGGCGCAGAACTGGGCGATGCGGTGCAAGCCGCCATCAAGGCGAAAACGCCGGGACGCATGTTGGTGCCGATCTCCAACTGGGCTGCATTTGGCGGCAGCAAAGAGGTGATCGTCTGGTTGCCTATCGACATGATCGCCCAGACCATCACGGCGCTGGTCGCGCTCCGCAAGCAGGTGATCGAGGACATCTACCAGATCATGGGGCTGTCCGACATCATGCGCGGTGCCACCGACCCGCAGGAGACGCTGGGGGCGCAGCAACTCAAGACGCAGTACGGCTCGACCCGCATCCGCGACAAGCAGCAGGAACTGGTACGGCTGGCGCGTGACCTTGTGCGGATTTCAACCGAGATCATCACCGAGAAGTTCGACGCCGTCACCATGATCGAGATGTCGCAGACGCAGTTGCCGACACAGGCAATGGTGCAGTCGCAGATGGCGCAGGTGCAGCGCCAGATGCAGATCCAGCAGCAACAGGCCGGGCAGATGCTCCAGCTTCCACAGGCGCAGCAGATGGCGCAGCAGAAGCCGGAGATGGCGCAGCAACTGACGCAGCAGTTTCAGCAGATGCAGCAGCAGGGCATGGACACGATCGCCAAGCTGCGCGAGAAGCCGACGATCGAGCAGGTGCTGACGTTCGTGAAGAACCAGCGCATGAAGTGCTTCGTTCTCGACATCGAGACCGACAGCACCATCATGGCGGACGAGAACGCCGAGAAGGAGAAGCGCACCGAGTTCATTCAGGTGTTGGGAGGACTGATCACGCAACTGTCGGCGATGATCGCGGCAGAGCCAAAGACCGCAGAGTTCGCTGGAGAGATCATCAAGTTCGCCACTGCGCCGTTCCGCGCCGGACGCCAGCTTGACGGCGCGATCGACGATCTCGTCAACCAGATGAAGGCGAAGAGCGACCAGCCCAAGCCGGACGATCCGCAGACGCTCAACGCCAAGACGCTCATTCAGGTCGAGACCATGAAGAACGAGCGTGCGAAGGAGGCCGATCAGGCCACCAACAAGCTGAAGATGGCTGAACTGGAGCAGCGCGACAATCACAAGAAGATGGAGTTGCTCAACCAGCAAGCCATCGAGCGCATGAAGCTGAACGCCAAGGCTGGCGACCAGCAGGTCAAGATGCAGGTGCAGAACGAGAAGCGGATGGAGAACCGCGAGGCGCATCAGGCCCATATGATGGAGCAGGAGAACGAAGGGCGCCTGAAAACGTGGCTGGCGAGCGCCAAGATGGCGGAGGTCAACGCCAAGGCGGCAGACCGGCAAGCCGCCGCAGCCGATCGCCGTGCCCAGCAGCAGTTCAAGCTGACGCAGCCGAGGGGTGGAGGCGGTGGAGGGCTGATCCCGTGAGTTGGCGCGATCGCATTGCACGCGCTGTCGCGCAGGGATTTACCCGCGAGGCGTATCGCGGCGAGGGCGTGCCGATCGCGGGGCGAAGTTTTATCGTCGGGCACCCGAGCCGCTACGATACCGGCTTCCTTGGCGGCAACGCGATCTATTCGACAAACGCGCCGCGACTGGCGAACGACTACTCGACGTTCAAGGCGGCGAAAGAACTCGACCCGTCGCCAAACGTGATGCCGCTGAGAGTGAAGATGGAGAACCCCTACACGATCACCGGCGACGAGAAGGCCAAGATCGCGCAGAAGAACCTGTTCGACCGCGACGCTTGGTTGCAGGACAAGTACGACAAGGGCCACGACGGCGTGGTCGTGAAGTACGGCGGCGGCTACGAGGAATATCTGGCACCACCGGAGCAGTATCGGTCACGCTTCGCGCAGTTCGACCCCGACAAAACGAACGTCAACGATCTGCTCGCCGGTTTCGCAGCAACTGTCGGCGTCCCGGCAATAGGCGCAGTTGCCGCGCAAGACCAGTACGGAGCCGTCCAGTAATGCCGCGTGACGCTTACTCAATGATGGGCGGG